CTGTATAAGTTACATAGCTACCACAATTATTGCCACCACAAGGTGAGCTAACAACATCTCTTACTTGTGTTGTAACTGTACCATCTGCTCCTGTTATAACCTGTGTCATCTTAACTGTAGATTGATAATTGTTCCAATGCCATATGTCACTACCAAAAGTAGATGTCCAACCACCATTCATTTGAGATTTATTGAGAGTATCACCTAGCGTAATAGTATTTTCTAAGTACTCACCATGAACACCAGCAATAATTGAGCCACCATGACTATGGTCATTAGTTCCTGACCAACCATTAATAGGTGTACTGCCATTAAAATAAGTTTCATTTAAAAGATTGCCTGTTGTTTCAGCAAACAAAGATAAAGGAAATAACAAAGGTATTAAATATCTCATTGTCTTTCAGGCAAGTATATTTCTTGCTCATTGCTCCCATAAACTGTCATTGGTCCTAAAGTAACTGAGTGTGTAGCACAACCAGTTAATATTAAAGATAGTAATATTGCTCTAATCATTCCAAGTCATACTCGGTTTAGTTTGAGTACCCCCTGTTAATTCTTGTTTACGTTTCTCCATCCATCTTGCTTTAGCTTTCTCACCAATTAATCCATCAATAGGACAAGGTGTACCTGCGTTCATCATAGCTTCCCATACATTTTCATCTTGACACATCAAAGATATTGCTGCGACTTTCATGCCTAGTTTAGCT